ATGGCAGGGAACAGAATCAGGGGGATCACTGTCGAGATTGGCGGCGATACCACAAAATTGCAGACTGCCCTGAAAGGGGTTAATACGGAAATTAGGAATACGCAGAGCCAGCTGAAAGATGTGGAGAAGCTTCTGAAGCTGGATCCGGGGAATACGGAGCTGATCGCGCAGAAGCACAGACTGCTGGCACAGGCGGTTTCTGAAACAAGGGAAAAGCTGGAGACTTTGAAGACTGCACAGCAGCAGGCGGATGAGGCATTGCGGAACGGAACGATTTCCCAGGACCAGTATGATGCCCTGCAGAGGGAGATCATTGAGACGGAACAGAGACTGCGGAGTCTGGAAGAGCAGGCGAACCAGTCTGCGACTGCCCTGCAGAAAATCGGGGCAACCGGTGAAAAGCTGCAGACGGTTGGAAACAAGATTTCTTCTGTTGGGCAGAAGCTGCTTCCTGTGACGGGAGTGGTGACAGGGCTTGGAACGGCGGCGGTGAAAACTGCCGCTGATTTTGACTCTGCGATGAGTAAGGTGGCGGCTGTGTCTGGGGCAACGGGATCGAATTTTGATAGCCTCCGGGATAAGGCCAGGGAGATGGGTGCCAAAACGAAGTTCTCTGCGACTGAGGCGGCAGATGCCATGAACTATATGGCAATGGCCGGATGGAAGACGGAGGATATGCTGTCCGGTATTGAGGGTGTTATGTATCTGGCTGCGGCATCCGGGGAAGACCTGGCAACGACTTCTGATATTGTGACGGATGCGCTGACGGCTTTTGGGCTGACTGCAGCGGATTCGGGACATTTTGCGGATGTGTTGGCGGCTGCTTCCAGTAATGCCAATACCAATGTGTCCATGATGGGCGAGACGTTCAAGTATTGTGCGCCGGTTGCGGGGGCGCTGGGATTTTCGGTTGAGGATACGGCAGAAGCAATCGGTCTGATGGGCAATGCCGGTATCAAGGCTTCCCAGGCCGGTACTTCCATGCGTTCCATCATGACGAACCTGACCGGGGATGTGAAGCTGTCAGGGTATGCGAAGAAGGATAAGATCAGTGTGCAGTATTTTGATGTGGAGACAGCGGAACTGAAACTGGCAGAGATGTATGTGACGGGGTATAAGGCGAAGCTGAAAAAGGATACCAGTTATAAGGGATTGTGGACGGTTAGTTTTACGTTGAAGGAGATGTAGGGAGATGGTATAATGGGAGCATCAAATCGGAATTTATAAAGGAGAATATTGATGAAACTATTTTTATGTTCGCATTTTTCAAGTGTAGGAAGTCTGATAAAGGAAGAAATTGAAAATAAGAAAGTCGCATTTATTCCAACAGCTTCGCTGCGTGAAGGCTACACCGGTTATGTCGGCTCGGCTCGAAAATTATTCAAAAAGTTGGGAGCAATCGTAACTGAAATTGATATTTCAACGGAGGCTTATTCAACGATACAGTCTGTTTTTGAAGATGCAGATGTGATATATTTTACCGGCGGAAATTCTTTTTTTCTTATGGACCGACTCCGTAAAACGGGAACTGATGGGCTGCTGAAAAAGGAATTGGCAAATGGAAAATTGATGATCGGCGAGTCGGCAGGCGCAATTATATGCGCTCCAAGCATCCAATATATCCAGCAGATGGATGAAAAGCCGGAGGACTACTCACAAGAAGATGATGCAGGGCTTGATTTGATTGATTTCTATGTTCTTCCGCATTATCTTACAGCACCATTTAAGAAAGTTACCGAGAAAATAATGACTGAGTTTTCGGATTTGAATCTATGCCCAATTAACAACCGTCAGGGAATTGTAATTGACGGTGAAGGTTCAAAGGTTATTTGCAAAGACTAATTTGAAAATTCCAGTTTACAGAACTGAATCAAAAGAGCTCGAAGGAGCTCTTTTTCCTTTTTTATAATAGTATCATTATGGTATAATAGAGACATTAAAATCGGAATTTCAGGAGGTGTTTTTATGCCACAAATGAATAAGGGAGGAAAATTTATTTTCGGGAAATCACTCATTCGGACGGATGGAACATTGCGGATTCCACCGCAGGCAATGGAAGAATATCACATTGCAGATGAAGGAAAAGTATATCTTTTTACCGGAAGTAAGATTACCGGTGGCTTCTGCGTCACCCGGAAAGGCCTTTTGCATCCGTCAAAACTTGGTCACATTTTGGACGATACTCCACCGTTGCTTGACTACTCAGCAGGTTCTGGCGAATTTATCAAATACAAGGGGCGTTCCTACTGCTGGGTAGAGATTTCACAGGAGGGGCAAATTCTTCTTACGAAGAAAATGATGGATTTTTTGAAGGTGAGACCCGGAATGGAGCTGCCCTCTATCCGTAGTAGCGACATCGCGTTTACGATGGGAGCTAAAGGACCGCTATTGGAAAAAGCAGAAAACTATGATGGTGAAATTCCGCTTTTTTAAGTGTAACAATTTGAATTTGTGGAGGATAACTATTGTGGATAAAACAGTTATTTATATACATGGAAAAGGTGGTAATGCTGAAGAAGCTATTCATTACAAACCGCTCTTTAGTAATTGTGATGTGATTGGTCTCGACTATACTGCACAGTTTCCATGGGAAGCAAAAGAAGAATTTCCATTACTTTTTAATTCAATTTATAGAAACTACAAGACGGTTGAAGTAATTGCCAATAGCATTGGAGCGTATTTTGCTATCAATGCCTTATCAAATCAGCAAATAGAGAAAGCATATTTTATTTCGCCCGTTGTAGATATGGAAAGGCTTATTGCTGATATGATGATTTGGGCAAATGTTACAGAGGATGAACTCAAAGAGAAAAAAGAAATTCAGACAACCTTTGGAGAGACTCTTTCATGGGATTATCTTTGCTATGCAAGAGAAAATCCTATTATATGGGAAATCCCAACGCACATTTTGTATGGTGAAAAAGATAATCTTACCGCTTATGGAACGATATTTGAATTTGTACAGAGGACTAATTCAACATTTTCTATTATGAAAAATGGAGAGCATTGGTTTCATACGGATGAACAAATGAAATTTCTTGATGAATGGATAATAAAATCTTCCAAATAAATTCCAGCTTGCAGGGAAGTTGGTTATCACGGAGATGAAGAGAAATGGATGAGAGGAAAGCGTATTGGTTTGAACAGCCATATATGCCGCGGATGAAAAATATTGCGGTGGCTCCTGTTATTCTGGAAGATGGAAGGCTGTCCTTCTGTGTTCCGGGGGATGATGGTCCTCCGTGGTCAGGGGTGTGGAACCTGACAGGAAAGGTTGTTCTGGACGGGGATGATTATTTTGAGTTCCAGTGTGATGATGAAGTGATGCACAGACGAGGCGGAACATACAAGTTTTGTGCATTGGATATTGCTACATTCAGACGGGAAACCTGCCGGTAGATATCACAGGGAGAAGAAATTGCAGACTGCTGTAAAACAACAGAAGAACTGCATGAATGGTACCTGAAACACTGGACTTACAACAGATAGGATGATTATATTTACGAAGGCATCAGTCACCTGGTTGGCTGGTGCCTTTTTCGTGGGGAAATGGAGGTGGCGGGATGTATCCGGTGTCGGATGGGTTTCTGAGGGCTGTGAAGAGCAATACAAGAAAATATTACTGGACGGGTACGATCGTTACCAAAGGCGGAATGACGTATGAGCTCGGGGCGAAGGAGATTGTGAAGGGTTCCGGATATATTTCCAGGCAGTGCTGCGGGAGTACGGAGATTGAACTGGGGACGGTGTATGCGGCGGAGATGGGGATCACACTTCTGAGTGATATTGACAGGTATACGCTGGAGGATGCACTGGTGACGCTGGTGTTTCATCTGGTGCTGGCGGATGGTTCGGTGGAAGATGTGCCGATGGGAGTTTTTGAGGTCAGTGAGGCGAACCGTCTGGCGAAGTGCCTGGAACTGAAGGCGTATGATTTTATGCTGCGGTTTGATAAGAGTTTCAACGGATTTGAGACTGTGGGGACTGCTTATGATTTTATTACTTTGTGCTGTAAGCGGTGTAAAGTGGAGTTTGCGAATAAGAGGGCGGAGATTGATGCCATGCCGAATGGCGGGGTGACGCTTTCTGTTTATACTGAAAATGATATTGAGACCTGCCGGGACGTGCTGTTTTATGTGGCACAGGTTCTGGGAGGTTTCTTTATTATCAACAGGGAGGGAAAACTGGAACTGAGAAAGTACGGGAAGGATCCTGTGATGAAGGTGGAGCAGAGACACCGTTTTTCTTCCAGTTTTTCGGATTTTATTACCAGATACACGGCAGTGAGTTCCACCAACAAGCAGACGCAGATTGCAGAGTATTATGCTCTGGATCCGGATAACGGGCTGACCATGAATCTGGGTGTGAACCCACTTCTGCAGTTTGGACTGGCAGAGACCAGAGAGATGTTGTGCAGGAATATATTGACGGATCTGTCAGTGATCAACTATGTACCTTTTGATTCGGATACAATCGGGAACCCTGCCCTGGATCCGGGGGATGTGCTGACATTTGCAGGAGGACAGGCGGATGAGGGACAGATCACCTGCATCACTTCCATCAGACAGAAGATCGGGGGAAAGCAGAGCCTGAAATGTGTGGGGAAGAACCCGAGGCTGGCTCAGGCAAAGTCAAGAAATGACAAGAATATTTCGGGACTGCTGAATCAGATTGAAGACAATGCGAAGACCGGGAAGATCGGGATCCATATGTTTACCAATGCTTCCGCGCATGAGATCGGGCAGACGAAGGTGAAGCTGATCAGTATCCAGTTTGCTTCTTCTGAGGAAAACCATATGCAGTTTTTTGCACAGGTTGTTGTGGATGTGGCTGCGGATCCGGTGGAACGGTCTGCGGAGGCTTCCGGGACTGTGGTGATTCCATTTCCGGGCGGAAGCGGCAGTGGAACTGGAAGTGGTACGGGTGGTTCTGATGGAACCGGGGAGACATCGGATGCAGGAAGTTCTGAAAATGATGCGGCAGGGAATGAAGTTGGAAATACTTCCGGGGATGAGAATACAGGGAGTACGGATGATGTCGCTGGTGGCTCGGATTCCGGATCCGGAACCGGGAGTGGTTCGGAGGTTTCTGTGGATGTGAGCCTGCCGGTGAAGTGGCAGGAAGACGGACAGGCGGTCTGCCATGTGGTCTTTGAATTTAATAACGAGGAGATCGTGGAGCATTGTCCGGTGGAGACCTGGCATTCAGGGAAACATATTTTGTCGCTGTATTATCCCATTGAGAAGATTGTTGCCAATTATACGAATACATTCAATGTGTATCTCTGGATGGAGAATGGCAGCGGGACCGTTGATGTGGGAGACTGCATTGCCTCTGTCAGCGGACAGGCAATGGCGGCAGGGGAAGCCTAGGACGGAAAGCTTGAGGTGGAAGATTATACCACGAGATTTGCCATTGGCGGAGGACTGGATGTGAATGGTTTCCGGGAATCGCTGTCCATGCAGATGAAGGAGACGGTGAACAGAGGATTTGAAGTGTATTTTGCTGAGAGAGCGGGAATCAGCGGTTTCTGCAGGCCGGTAGAAATGGAGGGTGTGTGATGAAGTTGAAAGGTGAAATGGTCATTGAACTGACCGATACGAATACGGGTGCGGTGGAGACAGTTCAGGAGACGAACATGATCACGGAGGCAGTGAACAATATTCTGGGGCTGAATCCCATGGGGATTTATCTGAAAGCCAGCGGGGAGTATGACAATTCTGTTTTGTGGAACGGGACGCTGCTTCCCATCTGCCCGAACATGATCGGGGGGATCCTGCTGTTTCCGGCAGTGCTGGAAGAAAAGGCGGATCATATTTACGAGCAGGGGAAGAACCTGCCGGTGGCTTATGCTTCCAACAATGTTAATTCCGGTTCCAATGTGGCGAGGGGAAGCCTGAACCAGACGGAGAGCAAGAAGCTGGACAATGGATATAAGTTTGTGTGGGAGTTTACTCCCAGCCAGGGGAATGGAAATATTGCAGCGGTGGCACTGACCAGTGCACTGGGCGGGCAGAATGCTTTTGGCAGTGCGGCAGGGGATGCCAGCACGTTCCTGCTTCTGAAAAAGGTGGATATCGGGGATATCCCGAAGGCAAAGCAGATGACACTGTTTGAGGCAGTGGAGCTGGATTTTGAAAAGAACCTGCTGTATTCCATCACCTTTGGGACTTCCAGTGTGACCATTACGAAGATCCGGATCCCGGTGTTTAACATCGGGCTGAATGAGAAGCTGGATGATACCACGTATACCGTACTGGAGGAGCAGACACTGACAACGGAAAGCTTTACGTTCCTGGGGGATTATACAAAGTACGGGGAGTTTATGGACGGGCATGACGGATACTGGTATGGATTTTCCAATGAGCCGAATTCTTCCGGGGATGCGAAGATGGTATGGATCCGGATCTCCAAAAAGGATTATTCCTTTACGGAGGGAAGCTGGACACTGTCCAAGGCGAAGCTTTCGGAAGTGGGCACAAGGGCAAAGGACGGTTCCTATCCGGAACGGAATGTAAAATGCTGTGTGAGGAAGGGGTATCTGTATGTGCCTTCTTATGATAAGAAGGGAGTTTATAAGATCAATACTGCAAATTCAGCGGATGTGACACTGATCCCGCTGGGCTTTACTTCCAAGCTGAAATCCCTTGGGGAGGCTGGTTCCTGTGAGGTGTATATGACACTTCTCGGGGACATGATCGTGGCAGGGGATTTCCAGATCACGGCGGATGACAGGGTGATCAAGACGCAGGGGAGCGCAAGGTTTGAAGCCATGGCAACGCCTTTGTTCCAGTATAAGAACTTTGTGTTTATGTGGGGCGGCAGTTACGGGAAGGAGCACAGGTGTGCTTATCTTCTGACGCCTTATCTGGCAAGTATCAATAATCTTTCGTCAGCGGTGGTGAAGAATACGGACAAAACGATGAAGATCACGTATACGCTGACGGAGGAAATAATGTAGGTCTTTCTGCCGAAAGGCATGGAGATAGAAAACTTATTTACGGCAGTTCTCAGAAATGGGGGCTGCTTTTTTCATGGGAGGAGGATTCTGGCATGAAGGAATTTTGGAACTTTATTCAGATGGTTTTTATGGCTGTAGGCGGATGGCTGGGCTGGTTTATGGGAGGCTGTGACGGGCTTCTGTATGCCCTGATCGCTTTTGTAGTGATCGATTACCTGACCGGGGTGATGTGTGCTTTTGCGGACCATACGCTTTCCAGTGAGGTGGGATTCCGGGGAATCTGCAGGAAGGTGCTGATCTTTCTGCTGGTGGGAATGGCCAATATTTTGGATGTGGCTGTGATCGGGAACGGATCCGTGCTGAGGACAGCGGTGATCTTTTTCTATATTTCCAATGAGGGTGTGAGCTTGCTGGAGAATGCAGGACATCTGGGGCTGCCGATCCCGCAGAAGATGAAAGATGTGTTGGAACAGCTGCATGACAGAGGGAAAGGAAGTGATGGGGAATGAGACTGGTTGAAAGTTTTCTGACTAAGAATCCCTGCTATACTGCAGGGAGAAAAATTACTGTAAAAGGCCTGATGCTTCACTCGGTTGGATGTCCGCAGCCGAGAGCACAGGTTTTTCTTGATTCCTGGAATCACACTTCTTTTGGAAGTGCATGTGTGCATGGTTTTATTGATGGAAATGATGGAACGGTGTATCAGGCATTGCCATGGAACCACAGGGGATGGCACTGTGGCTCCGGTAGTAAGGGAAGTGGAAATAATACGCATATTGGTGTGGAGATGTGTGAGCCTGCCTGCATCCGGTACACAAGCGGATCTGGTTTTACCTGCTCCGATCTGGCGAAGGCAAGGGCATCGGCAGTGCGGACGTATGAAGTAGCGGTGGAATTGTTTGCCATGCTTTGTAAGAAGTTTGGTCTGGATCCGCTGGCAGATGGTGTGGTGATTTCCCATAGAGAGGGACACGCAAGGGGAATTGCTACAAATCATGGAGATCCGGAGCATCTGTGGAAAGGTCTGGGACTGCCTTATACGATGGATGGATTCAGGAAAGCTGTGAAGGCTGCTATGTCTGGGAAAGCTGAAGGGACGCAGGCTTCTGTGTTTCTGGGGATTTCCGATGAGAAGGCAGCGGAGCGGATTGGAGTGCTGTGTGCAGAGGATATGAAAACCAGTGGGATTCTGGCTTCGGTGTCTGCGGCGCAGTTTATTCTGGAATCGGGTTATGGCAGGACGGAACTGGCGCAGAAGGCAAATAACTGTTTTGGGATGAAGTGCGTGTTGTCTGGGAATACTTGGAATGGAAGTATCTGGGATGGAACCAATAAGTACCGGAAGAAGACGCAGGAGGATGATGGAACCGGAAAGCTGTACACGGTGACTGCGGATTTCCGGAAGTATGTCTGTGTGGAGCAGTCTATTGCGGATCATTCTGCTTATCTGCTGGGCGCAATGAATGGGAAGAAAAAGAGATATGCGGGACTGGCCGGGGAGAAGGATTACCGGAAGGCTGTCCGGATCATTAAGGATGGCGGCTATGCAACGGACAGTTTTTATGTACAGAAGATCTGTGCCATCATTGAGAAGTATGGGCTGACACGGTTTGATGGCGTGAAGGTGGAGAAAAAGGTCTGGTACCGGGTGAGAAAAGACTGGAAGGATGCTAGAAGTCAGGCAGGAGCATTTCAGGTGCTGGACAATGCAAAGAAATGTGCAGACGAGCATCCGGGATTTTCGGTGTTTGATGAGAATGGAAAGGCAGTGTACAGTTCCGTGGATAAGAAGCAGGAAGAGGTGTTTCGTCCGTATCTGGTTCGTGTGGAGATTTCGGATCTGAATATCCGGAAGAAGCCGGGAACGGATCAGGAGAAGGTTGGAAAATATACGGGTGTTGGCTGTTTTACTATTGTTGCTGAGGCTGACGGTGTCGGAGCATCAAAGTGGGGGCTGCTGAAAGCGTATGAGAAAGAGCGGAATGGGTGGATCTCGCTGGATTTTGTGACAAGAATATAA